AGTCTATCCAACCTGTAGATTCCAAGTACACTACAAGTAGAGCTGGTGCAACAGGTGCTATGAACCTTGAAGAAGATGAAAAAGAGGGAATGGAAGAAATCATTGACCCAACTGGAAGTGATTTTCAAGCTTTAGCAGATGCTTTAAATGTTACTATGGAAACAGCTAAGTACATTACTGTTGCTTTCGGTCTTTCAGTACCTGTTCTTATTGGTATGATTCATGCAGGAGGTACTAAAGCAATTGATTTTATCAAAAAAACGTACAAGAAGTTAACAGGTAAACAAGCTGCTGACTCTGACGAAGTGACGGAAACTATCGAAACTTTAAAAGCTGAATTAAACGAGGTTAATCTTCTAAATTCTAAGTTACTCTACACAAATAAGATCTTTAAAGCTAAAAACTTAACAGAAGCTCAGAAAGTTAAGGTATTAACTACCTTTGACAAAGCTGAATCAGTTAAAGAGGTTAAGCTTGTATATGAAACCTTATTAGAAGGTCTAGTTTCAACAACAAGTAATACTAAAGAAGCTATTAAAGAATCTAAGAGTTTTGCATCTAAAGCTGTCGGAACATCTCCAAAGAAGCCTGTAATGGAGACTGACGGTATGGTAAGTAGGTTCCAAAAACTTGCAGGCATAAAGTAAAAAAAAATTAGAAAGTACATAAAATGTCAAACGTACAACAACTATTAGAATCTGCTAACCCATGGCAGAGTTTGCAATCTGACGCGGTTAGATTAGCAAGCAAATGGGACGCTACTGGCCTTTTGGAAGGTCTTGGTAGCGATATTGAGAAGAACAACATGTCTATGATTCTTGAGAATCAGGCCAAGCAATTGGTAGTTGAGACTTCACAAACTGGAACAGGTGGTAGCTTTACAGCTGGTACTGGTGAGCAGTGGGCTGGAGTTGCTCTTCCTTTGGTTAGAAAGGTATTTGGTCAGATCGCTGCAAAAGAATTCGTTTCTGTTCAGCCTATGAACTTACCTTCTGGTCTTGTATTCTTCTTAGACTTCCAATACGGAACTTCAAAGAATCCTTTCACTTCAGGTGATTCTATGTATGGTGATTCTTCTGACAACTTCGGTAACACCTCTACTGGTGGTCTTTACGGTGCTGGTAGATTCACTTATTCTACAAACCAGTTCTCAGCTTCTGGAGCTACTGCTACTGCAGCTTCTGCTTCTTTGACTGACATCAACTACGATTCTGCTTACAGTGCATCTGCTGCTGCTGGTGAGATCAAGAAGTTGACTGTTGCTACTTCTTCTATCTCTGCTGATATCGATGTATTAGGAGTTAGAGGATTTGTAATCACTTCAGGTTCAGTTGCTGTTGCTGATAACTTAAACGAGTTCCACTACTTCCAAGGCGGTAACGTAGTATTCTTCGTATCAGCTTCTACTGCTGAGATCCCAACTCTGAATGAGTTCTTAATTGAGTACAACAAAGATACTAAGGATAATGCAAGAGGTGACTTCGAATCAGGTGCTAGCTATGCTGTTCCTAACGCTGAGTCTACTTCTGACATCGTAATTCCACAGATTAACGTTTCTATGAGATCTGAGGCTATTGTTGCTAAGACTAAGAAGTTGAAAGCACAATGGACTCCAGAATTCGCTCAGGACTTGAACGCATACCATAGCTTGGATGCTGAGGCTGAGTTGACTTCTACAATGTCTGAGTACATCAGTCTTGAGATCGATCTTGAAATCTTAGATATGTTGATTGATTCTGCTGCTGCTGGTACTGAGTATTGGTCTGCTGTTAACAATGACCTCTTTCTCCCCGGCCAGTCGTGCGACCATCGTTTCGATTACATTTTCGACTTGAGGGTGGGGCAACGTGCCCATGTCACGGAGCGCATCCATTTCTTGGCGAGCGTGAAGGTAAACTCGCTCAGCGGCTGGAGGTATGTCGTGGTACAAGTTCACGCCGTGGCAATACGTTCGGCAGTTTGTGACAATCTTTTTTACATCTGCCATGAATTGATAAGAGGTTCGGTATTCATGCTTTTTGATTTTCT